TTTCTTTGTGGTTCTTTTTCTTTTGGGTTTCGGTTCTTCTTCGGCTGCTTCAGCCACAACCGCTTTATCCGTGTCGGCTACCAATTCCCATTCGCCACTAACAGGACAAAGGGTGGAAATCTCCACCCCTGTCCTTGTGTTCTTGTAAATCAGCATTACTGAACAGTAACTCTGCTGAAGTATGTCGGAGCGAGGATACCCCAACCGATATATGCTTCTGCTCTCAGATAAATCTGATTGTGACCCTTGAGGTCACCAGCTGTTGCATCATTGTCTGGATTACCATATTCAATGACTTCCAGCGGAATTTCCTTGGCATAACCCCACTTGAAAGCGGAGAAGTCGCCAACAATAGCGTGGTCACCAGCGGACTGAGTGTTGCCGAATGAAACTGTTCCATTGGCATCCAGTGTCATGCCACCGAGATTTGCCGGAGTAGCACCCCATGCAAACTCTGGATACTTTCTAGCACCATTGACTGTCAGAGCAGCGATAGCGGAGCGCATAGCCGGAGAGATGATAACACCATTGGCATCAACATCGCCAAGCTGTGCCAGTGCCGCATCAATGTTGGCATCAGCAGAGCCAGCGACATATGTGACAGTATTTGTGGTGACAAGGCTGTCAAAGTTGTTTGTGCCGACAACAGCAGAAGCAGTGCCAGTGCGAGGGTTCAGACCATGAATCGCAGCGATGTCAAAACCTCTTGCGAATTTCTTGGCTGCACCTTCGGCAAACTGGCGAAGAACATCCATTCTGTATTCTTCTGTGCCATAGAGGAATTCGTCAGAAACTCTTGTGCCATATTCAAACTTGATCGGTCTGATGACAACAGGCTCAACAGTAGCGCCACCATTGGATTTTGCACCATTCTCAGCTACAATGTCGGCTTCCTTGTCCAGTGTGAATGTGAATTCAGTTGTGCCGTTGAAAGGAATCGGCTTGGAAGCCGCAACCTTTGCGAGTGAAGATTTGCCCTGCACCAGATTGAACATTTCGCTGACAATCTGTGTAGGAAGTGTTGTGCCTTTTGTAAGTACGTTTGCCATTTTGTTTACCTTTCCTTATTTAGCAAATTGCTGTGCCAGTTCACGGTAGTATGCATCACCGCTTACATCCGTGCCAGACTCAGTGTTTCGTGTAAATCCTACGTTTGTAGGAGCAGACAGCTTGGAAAGCTTATCTGCGGATTCAGTGATTGACTTCTCATCATCACCATTCAGAAATTCAATAGCATCCATCGGCAATTTCTTAGCCATAGCGATTTTCGTTTTCAAAGCAGAAGTTTCAAGTTCATGAATCCTTGTTGCCTGTGCCGTAAACTTCTCATCATATCCCTCATACTTTTTGAGTTCTTCAGCATGAGAAGCCTTCAGCTTTTCAATTTCGTTGGCATGAGATTCCTTAATAGCTTTCATGTCATCTGGTGAAATGAAGTTAGCGAATTCTTCACGGACTTTCTTTTCCGCTCTCTCAATACGCTGTTTGATGCGTTCATCAAATTCTTCCTGTGTGGTGATTTCCTTAAAGTCTGCCATTTTTAATAATCTCCTTACCCACTTTTGCCGTAGTGGTGAACGTTATGTATAAACATCGGAGCGATGCTAATACCATACCTTTTGTTTTCTTCTTTCCTTTTGTGTGGAGCATGACCAATAAGCCAGTGCGATGCTTTCAACTATGGAAACATCAATCCCTTCTTTGAGGGATCGGAAACCAAAAGCACCATTAGTGCCAATCATGCGTTTTTCACAGTTTGAAACAGACTGAGTAACCGATGGCTGCCCATTGTGGCATATCACCTCTGTGTCTATTGCCTGTCTGAACGCAGAATAAGCGGTGATTGCTTCCGCTGTGGAAGGGATAATCACCTTTGGCTTGTATTCTGTGGTTATCTCCGATAGGGCATCTCTAAGCAGTTCGCTTTTGCCTTTGCCATCAATAACCACGTTGGAAATGCATCCTGTGCGAATGAACCGAAGCATCCAATCAAATCCCATCATCTGTGACTGGCAATCAATCGTTTCAACGAAGATATGCCCATCTCTGGTTTTGACAGCCAGTGACATAGATGTGTTTAGATTGTCTGAGCCAAACTTGATGCCGATTGATAATTTGCCAGTGAATTCCGGCTTCTGCTTTATCTTCAACCGCATCCAGTCTTTTTCGGTGATTTCAGATTTCAAATCGTAGGTATGCCAAAAACCCAATCTTTGAATGACAAAATCCAGCCTGTCCGAAGTATCTTCGTTTCGGATCGTTCTAAGCTGGAGTCTTACACCCAAACTTGGGTTGGTTTCGTACCATAAATTTTCATCCAAAATATCCTTGGGATTCTCATAGGTTGACCACTCTGCCCAACCAGTATCAGAAGTGTTTCCGCTCAGTACCCTGTTACGAAGGGAAACGAAAACAGTGCCTTTTGATACGATGGTTGGCGGTGTTCCGCATAGGATCGTCTGTGGATTAGGTGAAGCAGCTATGGTATACATGAGCGCACCTTGCTGTGTGACTGTATATTCCTGTGCTTCGTCAATAATCAATAAGTCAAACGATTCACCAATACCGCCAGCTTCCGAGCGTGTACGGAAAACGATGCTACCGCCATTTGTAAGCATGATTTGCTCCAAACCAAACTGTTTTGTTGATTTGAAGGATCGTTCTGGCGGTTCTTCGTCTTTCTTCTTTCTGCCTAACTCAACATATCCGGCAGAAGTAAGTATTTCCGTTAACCTAACGAAAGCGGAATGTGATGTTGGTGTGCGGTGTGCGGTGTGGATGATCCGTTCTCCGTTAAGCAATCCCCAAAATTCACGCATGGCAAGGATTTCACCCTTACCATTCTGTCTTGGCACTTCATAACCGAAGATTGAATGAGTCCACAACCCATCAGAGTTAATGCCCATAATGTCAGAGATAAGCAACCTCTGCCAATCCATAGCAACTCTGCCAGAATCCTCATAAGCTTCTACTGCTTCAATTCCTTTTGTATCGTCAAAGGGAAGGACTACGGCTTGTGTGGGTTCTTGTCTGCCCACTCTAGCCATGTCCTATCCTTTCAACTGTTTCTTTTTGAGTGCATCAGCGTTTCTCTGCTGGTCAATCATATAGTCCAGACCATTCCGCTCAATGTACTGTTTGTTGGCATTGAGCCAGATGGATGCACCACGTTCTGAATATCCAAGCTTGGAAGCAATCTCGGAAACTGTTTCCGCTCTTGCCTTCCGCTGTGCATCTGCCTTGCTACGCTGTGCAGCTAGTTCATCCGCTTTCGCTTGGATTATCTGGTCACGCTTATTGGCATCTTTCTCTGTCCATGTAGCGTGTGTCCATGTATCTTCTTGCCTTGTTCCATTGATGTATGTGATGTGACAGCGGCAACCCTCATGTTTTCGGTAAACATCATTACCCCTGTCTTTCACATCTTCGTAATCATACTTACCAGCCAAGTCAGCACACCACCGACATGGAACGATGTATCTGTATGACTTGTTGCCACGCTTCAATGATTTAACACCAGTGGACTCAGCTTCTCTGATGATGTAGGCTTTCAAACCAAGCTTGCTTGTGGCTCTTGCGTTGGCTTCAATGCCTTCATCCACCACCGACATGGAATAGTTGATGATGGGTTCGCCAAGTACCCATCTTGTCTGCTCCAAATCACCAGAAGCAACCTTCTTGATTAAGCCATCAATGCGGTTTGTGTTTACCTCTGGGATCATCGGTGCAAGTCCGATTCCGTTGGCGGTGTTCATGTTGGTCTGAATCTGCTCAATGGCTAAAGCTATCAAATCATGATCCGCTGTTAAAAGCGGTTCTAACAACTCCTGTGCCACCTCAGTAGACAGGAAGGATAAACCATCCGTTGAATCATTGATAGCCTTAGAAAGCAGTTCTCCGAGTCTGACAGCGTAATCATTAGCATCAAAATAGGATGTTCCATCACGCAGTCTTGCTCTGATCCGTTTAAGCTTCCTGTCCGATGCTACAAGTCCATCAAATATCTGTGAAGCTTTCGTATACAGAGTATTTCCAAGTTCTGTCATTCAGTTTCTTCCTCTACCTCAACCGCTTCGCCTTCTGATTCAATGCCTGTGAGTTCCGAAAGGTTAGCTGTGTTGAAGAAATTCGGCACAGCTTGGTTCACCTTGATAGCTGCATCACCGACTGT